CACGGGGTCAAAGGATAACTCCGCAGAAATTGCGAAAAGATACGGGGCTATTGTTGACTATTTCCAATGGTGCGATGATTTTTCGGCGGCGAGGAATTACTCTATACGGTTCGCCTCTAAAAAATGGGTTCTGATTGTTGATACGGACGAAGAGATAGAAGGCGATATAAAAGCCGCCATAAGGGAGAGCTATAAGGCAGGTTCTGACGCCTTATGTTTCAAGATGTATGATATAAGAGACGGCAAGAAGGGCGGAGAGATAGCAACCGGTATCCGTGCAATGCGGAGAAAATACATCGAGTTTGAATTGCCTGTCCATAATCAGCTTATTAACTGGGCGACAAAAAGAGTTGCGGACGGTGTTGTTTTTTACCATTACGGATACGAGATGTCATCGGAAGAGCGGAAGAAGAGGACGGAGCAGACGCAGAGAATCGCTCTTAAATATTTAGAAACCCACGATAGTGCTTTTATGTCCTTCAATGTTGCGGTAACATATATGATGCAGCTTAACTATGGGGAGGCCATTGAATGGTTCAAAAAGTCCGTTGAGATGAAAGAAGGACTGACGCCCGACTATTACAGACAATCGCTTGTCTATCTTGTTAAAATATACAGCATGTTAAATAAGATGACAGAGATGTTGACGGCGGCGGCTGAGCTTGAAAAGACAGGGCCGAGCTTAGAGATGTATTATGATGTTGCGGCCTATTTTTACAATAGACATATGCACGCCGAAGCATTGAAATACTTCGAAAGATACATAGAAGTATATGATAGTGTTCAGGTGTCCGAGATGTATGTGACGGCACTTGACAAAAAGAATATTGTCGAGAATGTTATAGACTATTGCAAGGGGGTTATAGAGTGGGAAAGCACCCGGGAGGCAGGCCGCCAATCTTCAAAAATGTAGGGGAATTACAAGAGAAGATAGACGCCTATAAAGAATACCTTGAGACATCAGGGAAACCGCCGACTATTGCGGGGCTTGCGTATTATACAGGGATAGACAGACAGACACTTTATAACTACAAAGAAAAGGACGAGTTTTTCGGCACAATAAAAAGATTTGTCAATTGGATACTGTCAACCTATGAGGAGCAGGCGGTGGAAAAAGGCAATGCCGGCATAATCTTCCTGATGAAAAACTACGGCTATACGGATAAGCAGCAGGTGGAAACGACCGGCGAAGTTACCCTCAGGGTCAAGCCGCCCGAAGAGATAGAGAAAGAGGAATATTGATAACCATTGACTGGACGGAGATACTAAGTCATATCAATCCTGTTTACCGCCCGCATATATCTAACTATGAGCGTAAATATATCTCCTATGGTTCGGCCGGTAGTGGTAAGTCAATATTCGCCGCACAGAAGAAGATAATCAATCATCTAAGCAAAGTATCGCACCAGGGGCGGAATACTCTTGTTGTCCGGAAAACTGCGAACACAAACAGGACTTCAACCTTTCCGTTATTCCGCAAGATACTGAAAGACTTCAAAGTTTTTGACTATTGCAAGATAAATAATACGGAAATGCTAATAGAATTGCCTAATGGGAATCAGATACGGTTTTTAGGGCTTGACGATACAGAGAAAATAAAGTCTATTACTTTTGACAACGGCGACCTGACGGATATATGGATCGAAGAGGCGACCGAGATATCCTATGAAGACTATCAAAGCCTTGACCTGCGTATGAGGGGGCAGAGCAAGCACCCTAAGCAGATAATGATGACGATGAATCCCATAAGCGAGACGCACTGGATAAAGAAGCATTTTATCGATGAGAAAAAAGAGCCGGCGTTTATTCTTAAAACCACCTTTGAGGATAACATCTTTTTAGACCAGGAATATATTAACAAGCTCCGTGCACTGAAAGATATTGACGAGTATTACTATCAGGTTTATGCACTGGGAAACTGGGGCATATTAGGTGAGACTATATTTTCTAACTACGAGATTATTGACTTTGACGTTTCCGCCTATGCGAATAAGCCGGTGATGTATGGGGTGGACTATGGCTATCACGACCCTTGCGTTATGCTCGATGTGAGAATGCATGATAACGACCTGTATATATGCCGGGAGATATACAAAAGTGAAATTTTGAACAATGAGTTTATTGAGTTGGCGGAATCACTGGGTTTCGTCAAGTCCGTTTTGTCAACGCACGATTGCAGCGAGGCGGACAGGATAGAAGAGTTTAAGAGGGCGGGCTGGAACGCTCAGCCTGCCGCTAAGGGGCCGGGGAGTATAAAAGCAGGGATAGACTGGCTCAAGCGGCGGAAGATATACGTTCACGCTGGGAACTGTCCTGAGACGGCAAAAGAGATTAAGCAGTACCATTACAAAAAAGACAGGGGCGGCAATGTCCTCGATGAGCCGGTTGATTTTAATAACCACGCTATGGACGCCCTGAGATATGCCGTTGAGGGGTGGAGGAAGGAGCTGCCGGAATGGGAGTTTTGGTGACATGAACATTATAGACAAATTTTTAATGAAGAGAGTTGAGAAACTTCTTGGTTCTCCCGAGACGCCTATCATAACGGCTGTCAACGGGCTTAGCAATAACCGTAACACTTACAGCACGGACTCGGAAATACTGGAAGCATTAGACACAAGCCCGATATTTGCCGCCTGCACGTATAAGATAGCAGAGGCTATGGCGACTGTTAACTGGCGGCTCTATGTCAATCGCAATTCCAACGGCAAGGCTGTGGGGCGTAAAGCGTATGATATTGACACGATGACCGAAGTTCCCGAGTATCACCCCTTCTACGACCTTTTGGAAGGACTGAATCCTGATATGCCCGGACTTACCGGCTTTATTCTCACTTACTCTTGGTGGGTGACTGTGGGCCGGTGTTACTGGGTCGTTATCCGTGATGATACCAAAGGAATGCCGCAAGGGTTTTATCCTGTGCCGACGTCATCGGTCGTTACAAGGGACGGCTCGGGGTATCAATTCAGGTTTGGCAATGACGTCAAGTTTATCCCGAAAGAGAATGTTGTCCTGTGGAACAATCCCTCGCCCGCAGATCCTTATCGCAAGTCAAGAGGTGTCGGGAAAACTTTGGGCGATGAGCTTTATGTATCGGAGATGGCTGCTAAGTTGCAGTGCACGTATTTCAAGGAGAACGGAATGCCGCCCGCTATCATAAGCCCTGAGACCGGTGTCATTATGGATAAGGACGCCTTGGTTCGATTTGAAGAGCGGTTTCTTGGGAAAATGCGGGGGCTTGGGAAACAACACGTTCCATATTTCACCAATGCACCTATTAACGTTCAGCAGTTATCCAACACGTTCAGGGATATGCAGCTGACCGAACTGCAAAAAGACCATAGGGACTTTATCATCGCATCGTTCGGCATGAGTAAAGAGATGTTGGGGATAATTGATAACTCCAACAGGGCGACCGTTGAGGCGGCGTCCTACATGTTCCTTAAATTCGTCATTGAGCCGAAGATAAAACAGATACAGTCTTTCTTGCAATATAAGATCTTGCCGTTGTATGACGAGAATCTTGTCTTGCAGTATGACAACTTTATCCCTGAGGACAAAGAGTATAAAGCGAAGATAGTAGGCTCGCACGAATGGGCGTTCTCTCGTGATGAAATACGAGCAATGGCAGGACACGGCGAAGGGGACGGAGAAGATTATTCTATGGCCCCCTTTAATTTATTGCCTGACAAAAGCGTAAAGCCGATGTTTACAAAGTCAAGAAAAATCCTCAACCCTGAGAACATAGACCTTATCCTCGAAGAGATCGGGGAAGCGGAATTGCTTTCGGCGGTCAGCGGGAGCTATAAAGCCCTCCTTATCGATGTAATGAAAGACGCCTACGGAGAAATAGGCTACACAGGAAGAGAGGATACTTTAGCAAGGGGCGTTAGCGATTATCTTGATAACTATGTCGGCAAAAAGATACGGGGCATAAATAACACGACTAAGGACAAAATCAGGAAGATAGTGCGGGACGGTATGGACGAGTATTTGCCTGTTGAACAGATAGCTGAAAAAATCGGCGGAGTATTTGACGCAAGTATCGGAAGGCTTAACACGATAGCAAGAACAGAGACTCATTCGGCGCAGAGCTTTGGCGTTACACGTGCATATCGGGACAGCGGGCTTGTCAAGTATAAGCGTTGGATACACAATCCCGAATTGTCAGAAGAGCCGAGAGATGATCACGCTGCACTTGACGGGTTAGTGGCAGGATTGAATGAACCGTTTACGTATATGGGTATGGAAGCGGATTATCCCGGCGGCTTTGGTATAGCTGAGCAGGATATCAATTGCCATTGCACCGAGGCGGCGGTCATTACCGATGAGGATTTAGAAGAATACGAAGCACGAGACTATATGCCTCTATGGCAAAAGCGAAGGAACCAGGCTTTGAGGTATGAGCCTGTGATGAAGAAAGCTTACGCCAAAGGCTTTGAGGAACAGAAAGACAAGGTTCTTCAGGCTATCAGGCGATTAACATAGATTGCGGAGGTGATTATGAAGATTGACGATTTCAAATTGAAGGCACGGACAGAGGACGACTTGCAAGACCGGGTGGATAAGTTTTACACTGTTGATATTACAACAAATGAAAAAGAAAGCCGTGAAGTAACTTTTGTGATCTCCACAGGGGATACTGACAGGGACGGTGATATTATTAACCCAAAAGGTTGGGATTTTACAGAGTGGCTCAAAAACCCTGTCGTCCTATGGGGGCACGATTATGGGTCTCTGCCTGTTGCTAACGGAAAGAAAGTTTGGGTAGAGGGTAGCAAAGTATACGCTACGGCTAAGTTTATCGAGCCTGAAGTATATCCGTTTGCGGATACGATATACAAGATGCTGGTTAACGGATATCTCAGGACTGTTTCTGTCGGCTTTAATCCCACTGAATACAAATGGCTTGAGAACGGAGAGGGGATAGAGTTTATTGAACAGGAGCTTTTGGAGTTTTCTGTTGTCAGTGTCCCGTCTAACCCTGAGGCATTAATCGTAGCTGGTAAAAAAGCTGACACTGAATTGATCAAGTCCTATGCAAAGGGGTTGAGAGAATTCGCTGATGATATACTGGGAGCACAGGAGAAAAAGGACTTTGCGGAAGTCAAGTATGACGGGTTGAAAGGCGTGGGGGCTTGTCCTCACTGTGGGGAGAAGTTTGAAATGCACGCTGAGAGTTCAATGTTACAGTTTTTTGGGGTTACTATTGAAGATGTTGAAGAGGCGAAGGCAAAAAGGGAAGCTCCCAAGATCAAGTTTGCTAAGAGCGACCCGAACGATAAAGTCCGGAACGCAATAAAGAACGCTTTCATTTCGGTGAAAGACTTTTCTGAAATGCGTAAAACCGGCAAAGTAAAATAGGAGGTCAATATGGCAGAAGAAAAAATTATGACAGAAGGGGAATTGACGGAAGCCATTACCGGCGTCGTCAAAGAGTCCTTTTCTGAGGTCAAGAAAGATCTTGACGAGGCTCTTGCGAAACAGGCGGAAGACTTTAACGCCCGACTTGAAAAAGCTCAGGCGGAAGCTGAAGTCCTGAAAGCTAAATCAGGGGATCCCGACTATGGGAAGAAAGTCCTCGATCGGCTTGTCTATGCTGCGATCAAGGGACAGGGCAACGCACAAGAGGGTATGAAGCAGGCTAAGGGATTATACGAAAAAGAGAAAAACGCCATTAACAAAGGCACGATCGAGGTCTTTGAAAAAATGGAAGACTACCGGAAAACTGCCGGCTCTCTGAACGTTACTTATCTTTCAGAGGGAAGCATTTTCCTCAACGAGACAGTATCTCCCGAAGTCTACTCGCTGATGATCCCTAACTCTGTAACGGACAAGATCCGAGGGCTGAACAGGGTTACGCTGACAGGCGGGTTTGAAGTGCTTTGCGAAAAGACGCTCCCGACCGTTTACAACAAAGAGGAGACTGCGAGCATTAACTCATCGAGCGGGACGTTCGAGAAGAAACGTATGGAAGGCAAGGAGATCGCCGGAACGTATCCTGTGAGTAACAGGTCTATCCGCGAGATGTCTCTTCCTGCGGCTCAGCTTGCAAGCTCGATGATGTTGCGGGCGTTTAACAAACAGCGTGAAAGCGATTTTATCCGCGGAGACGGCACAGCTGCTGCCATTCAGGGGCTTTATACTTTGGCCGCTAATGTCAACGCTGCGTCTACTACTCTTACAATCGCACAGCTTGGAGAGGAATTGTTTACGCATATCGTGAAATATATCGCCGCTGATGACAACCTGACCACGTCTGACATCACATACATAACGAGCGAAAGGGAATACGAATGGATGAACCATTACCTTAACGCTACCTATGAGACAAAGCCCGCTGTTATCGGAAACGGTATGTTATTCGGAAAGCCTGTTGTGGCTTCTAACTATGTTCCCGATAACCTGACGGTTTCAGAAGTTACCAACACGTCGGAAATCTATGGCGTTGTGGGAAACGGACTTGTCTATGGTATGGGGCCGAACCTTTTCATCGATCTTATTCCGAACGCTGCGTTCCTGAATGCTTCCGGAACTGCTGTCTATGGTGCAAGCCAGGATACTTCACTTGTCCGGATTGTCGGCGTTCACGATTTGCTGAAGCTCAATAACGCTGCTGTTCAGGTGCTTAATAAAACCATTTACGGGAAATAAGGGGGTGATTATATGAGTGCTAAATCAGCTTATGGATACATTGACGCTAAATATGCCGGATCCGGGACAGCTACTGCTGCTGGGACTGGTGACAATACCAAAGTTACAAGCCCTGCTTTCAGCCGTGTAGGTTTCGATAGCGGGCTGTTGGTCATCACTGGGGCGGCTGCCTTGCAGTATAGCAAGACACTCTCCTTCACGATCGACATTCAGGACGGAGACGGGACTACTCAGGCGAGCTATAAGGCTGTTGCTAAAACCGCCTATGCTACCGGACTGACCGGCGACTCGACGCAGGCTTTCTGTGTTCCTATTGAGGTCAACCTTGAAGGGGCCGACGAATACTTGACCGTTGACATTACTCCCGACCTGAGTGCTACCGGAACAGATACTCTGACCTGGTCGGCTACGATGATTCTGACCGGCCCTGTTGAGAGTGAGGCTGTGCCGATTGCTCACGCTGCTACTGAAGAAGATATCTCCTAAGGAGTGATGACTGATGAAGGAAGTCAAGTTTGAAAAGAAGTGGGATAAATACCACAAGGGCGAGACGGCAACGTTTGCCGACCATATCGCCGAGGTGTTAGTCTCACGAGGGTTTGCCGTTACTGTTGACCTTAAAGCTCCGCCTATGAATAAAAAGGTTGAGCCTAAAACAAAGAGGGAATACAAAAAAACGGTAAAACCTGAGGAAACGGGAAAAACCGAAGTAAAGGATAAGGAGTAAATTATGGCGTTGTCCGATAATGCAATGATAGCCGTAACAGACGTAGGGCTTTATACAGGGGGAAATGTTCCCGGGGCCGCTACGCCGACAACGACTACGAAGGAGCAATATATAGAATCCGCAAGCGATTACATAAGGGCTTACTGTGACAGGGACTTTATGGAGCAGGACTATGTGGAATATCACCGCTTTACCGGGCAACGCCTTACTCTTTCAGGATTTCCCATTGTGGAGATCACGTCAATCGAAATAGATGATTCAGAAATTGAATCAACGGAATATTCTATTGTTGACGCACTGACAGGGATAGTTGAGTTTGAATACTGGATAAAAGAGGACGAGCTTGTAAAGGTAACATACACGGCGGGATTTGTAAAGACGGCGTCGACCGGCCATTATCTCCTGCCGTATGATCTAAAATATGCCTGCATTATTCTTATTCCGCTTTTGATACAGCAGGCAAGCGGGCGAGTTGCACAGAGCGAGGCACTTGACGTAGTCCACCAGTTACTGGATAAATATAAGGATTATAGATGAGCTTTGATTTTAAGGACTTGAAAGACACACTTAACAAGATATCCTCCACCGTTCGGCGGAATATGACAAAATATTCCCTTTACCTCGGAGGGTATCATATCAGGCAAATGAAGAATAGAATAAGCAGGGGCGTTGATTTATCGGGAGCACCGTTTGCACCGTATAACCCCGATTATGCCAAAAGGAAATTGCAACGGTATGGCAAGCTCCCTTCTTGGCTTGTGGCAAGCGATAGCTCAATGTCTATGTTGCAAACGTTGTCTGTTTTGTCTATGGGAAAGCCCGGGCAGTCAAGTATCATCTTTGGTTCGCAGCGGGCAAGAGAATTGTCTTACTACAATGAGTATGGTAGAAAGCCACGGTCTCACTTTGGATATACGAAAGAAGAGGAAACAAAACTTGAGAAGACTTTATTTGACCAAGTGATGACAGACATTGAAAGGGAATGGAATGGTAGTTGATACGATTATATCGGACTTAGAGACTGCAATAAGTGCTTTATCGTCTGTTAACAAGGTCTCTGTCGGGCTTGACTTGCCGGACGATATGGGCAATGAGACGTACCCCGCAGTCTTTATACACGGCGGAAACTTCACGTTTTCACAGGGCGGGCAGTATAAGACGCTCGTCGAGAGCGGGCAGTTCTCACTTTATATTTTTGTTTATGACAATAATTTCTCTCAGGGCGTTGCAACGCTCAACAGTATAAGAGAGGATATCATAGATATTTTACTGGATACTAAGAGTTTGTATTTTACCGGCGACTTGACGGAAGATAGAGACACGACTTTTAAGAATATCGGTGAACCTTATAATGGCTTGCCGCCGTTCTTTTGTTCACGGCTCGATGTTCCGTTCAACGTGCCTATAACTGACAGGAGGTAACTATGGCAAATATTGCTACTACAAAGTCCGTTAACAGCGTCTTTAAGCACGGCGGGTTTTTGTATTGGGTTCCGTGGGACGAGGATAAATCTATCGATGAGGTCTACGTTGCAGAATTGGCTTCAAAGGCTGAGGCAGGGGATCTTGCTATAACTGTGGATCAGGTAACAGCCTTTCCGGCGACAGGATCTATCTATATGGCGGACGAGACAGGCGGAGTTTTGGCGTATTCGGCGGTCACCGGCACGGCAATTACGCTGGCGACACTTACTGCCGACCACGCAATCGGGACAATCGTTGAGGTCGTTCAGGCTACAGGGGCAACCGTAACATCTTACAACGGGTTCTCTTGTATGGGGTATTCGGCGGAGACTGAATTTAACCCTGGTATCGGAGACAGCGAAACGATTATGACTGAGAACGGATTCGCAATTACAGGATTCAGCTCACCCGCAGAACCTACGCTGAGTGTTACGTTCTTGCAGTCTGACTTTGATTCATTGGCTATGATCCTGCAAAAAGATATTGAGGCGTCCACCGAAAATGGTGCGAGTGTGATAGAAAGCACTTCGACGTTTCGTGACATTGCCGCGATCTACGTTGCACGTTCACAGGCTCCGGACGGCACAGAAAAAACCTTTGTATTCAAGTTCCCGCACCTGCAAAGGAATGGGGCAGAGCCCGTTGTATTCAACAACGAGGTTCGGCAGACTACCGTTTCTTTCAGAGCCTTGTATGACAAGACAGACGGATACGAATACAAAGTACTATGTGAGGAGTAAAATATGAAGATTGCAGGAATTGAGTTTCAGGTCTATGACAACATGGAGGATATGATTTGCGAGGACTTTGACAACCTGATATCTGTCTTGCGAGATTTAATGCCTGCTTTGGACAAGATGAAAGCTCCTGAGACAGAGGACGATATGGAGACGGTCGCTAATCTCCTTATCCCGATAGCAACAGGGGATAACGCACGCAAGATTTGTGCCTCTATCCTCTACGTTGACGGTATGGACTGGCAGGCGAAATATAAGGCTTTGGCAAAAATGAAAACGAAAGAACGGACGGCGGTGTTGGACAATTTTTTCAAATTTTTGGTGAGCCTGCAAAAGAGCCAGTCCCCCGACACAGGAGAGAACAAGCAAAGCACGCCCTCCTGAGGAGCGTACAAAACGAATGTGTGGCGGTATCTCAGGGAGACTACTCAAAATACGAGTATTACTACCGCCACGTGAGGGTGAGGGACTGGAACGAATATTTGAAACTATGGGGAGAATATCTTGAACGCCAAAGAGCTGATGCTGAAACTACTCGTCGTTGACAATATGTCTCCTGCTCTTAAAAAGGCGGGGACTAATGCTGCACAGACGGAGAAGAAAACTAAGAGCCTGACAAGCTCTGTCAAGTCTCTAAAAATGTCTTATGCTGCGGCGGCGGCGGCGATTGCCGGCGTTGTTATGATAGGCAAGAAATTGTTAAGTGCTTATGCTCAACAGGAAATGGCGGAAAAGAAACTTGCGGGAGCATTGAGGGCGACCGGTCAATATACAGCAGAGACGCAGCAGGAGTTTTTGGACTTTGCAAGCGGACTCCAAAGGGTTACGAAATACGGCGACGAGGCTACGCTTCAGTTATCACAGCTTGCTATATCTATGGGCTTGACAACCGAGCAGGCAAAAACGGCGGTTAAGGGAGCGATCGGGTTATCGGCCGCCTATGGGATTGACGCTAATACGGCAATGCGGGGCGTATCCCTTGCTTTACAGGGTCAATACACTTTGCTCAATCGGTATATACCAACACTGAGGACGGCGAACACAGAAGAGGAGAAACGTGTCGCCCTTATGAAAGCTTTGTCCGAAGGCTATTCAATCGCACTGGAAGAGGCGAACACAACGACGGGTAAACTTGCACAGGCTCAAAACGAATTTGGTGACGCACTGGAAAAGCTCGGCGAAATTTTATCAATTGCCATTCTCCCCGTTCTTGAATCTTTTACAAAAAGAATGAGAGGTGTAAACAAGATACTTAGTGCTACCGTTGGGCTGATAGATACGGCACGAGACAAGATTGAAGAGCTTAGGAAAGAGACAGAAAAAAGCAAGATTATAGTGGACTGGGCTGCGTTTATGTCAAGAGATGTC